ATCTTTCCAAATATTATCTAATTCTGAAGTAACTTTATTTTTTTCTATCACTTTACGAATTAGAGCTTCTTCTGATCCAGATCTTATTAATTTAAGTACTTCTTTAAAACATCCGGCCTCAAAGGCTTTTTCCAGTATATCTAGAGTTTGATCTTGTGTCATATTTTCCTCTATGTAAATCTTCTAAGATGCGCTGGTACTTGAGCCCTATGTCTTCCCATCATGGCTCTTGTATCAGGCTGATTATGATGGCCAGCCCTTGTAGGATCACTTTGGCCACCATTTCGTTCTGCACTTTCTTTCATTTCTTTCTGAATTCTTTCTATAAACCATCGACGTTGCCAAATTGGAACATTATATGCTTCGGTGTAATGAAAGCCAAGATAATACATTAAGAGAAATATTTGCTCTAAAAATATAGGCTTATGACTTGGCGTCAGGCCAAAAAAAGCTCGCACCCAAAGGCATGGAGACCTCCGACTCCTCAGAACAGTGTGGGCATGTGATCCATTGCTTCATACTGATCCCAGGTTCGTTAGCGTCCATAGCTCTACGAAGTGCTAGGGAATATCTAGTTGGCATTCTTTGACAAAACATTTGAACTTTTGTTTTGTCTGAAATATCATTCACCGCTACAATCTGATGTTGGTATCTTTGCGTGACAAGATTGTCTGCAGCTTGGCCTTGTTTTCTTTTTCGTTCTTGCATCTTTGCAATCGCGGTTTCGTCTTGACCAGTTAGATGCTTGTATCTTACCTTAACTTCTGGATCATTTTCTTTTGTTTTGGGCATCGTAACTTCAAAAATATTAGACCCCTTTGCGATGGGATCTTCTGTAAGTCTTGTAATTGGAAGCTCTGCAAGATTAAATCGTTGTTTTGATTTTTCACCACAAGAAGGACAATTAATCTCAACAGGATAGTCAGACCCATAACCAGTGATACGAAGAGAAACCATCAATGCATTCCTGTCCCCTAAAATCATATCGTTAGGATCAATTCTTTTATCAATCAAGCAAGATCTAATTAGCTCTGTTATGACTGTTCCTTTTTTGATGAGTGCTTTGGATGTAAGAATGTCTTCTTCTCTTGCCGTCATAGATCGAATCTGTACCGTTTCTTGCATGTGTAACGGGTGATCTGGCGGGTATACCACACCTGCAGATGGAAGTGGAACGTTTTCGACTGGAATATCTAATCCAAACTCATCTTTCATGACATTTCCTACTGGGCCTGTCCATCCTCCAGCTCTTGAACCGTCTGGTGATTGACCTCCTGAAAGGACGTCATTATTTTTTCTCTTGCTCATATTGTCTCCATAACAAAACTAATTAAATTGAACTTAACAAAGATATTTTATTGTGTGTATCGTGATTGTACAATGATTCGTCTACGAATTTCGTGTCTTAGTGATTTTTCTGATATCATATTCTGATTTTTTCTTGAGAAATTGCCAGCTGCTAGGGTGGAAGAATCTTCTAGAGTGTCTTCCAGTTCCTCTTCGTCCATTTCTGTTACGTAATCTTGTTTCATCACAATCTGGAATAAAGCCAAACATGTTATCATCATTGGAATCACCACATTGAGAACTTTGTCAATTATCTCAATGACAGTTGGTGCAGAAGAAGCTAAAAGTTCACTTATTTTTCTCATTCCAGAAGGACCTAATTTTTTGACAATCAAAGCTCCACCTGGGCCAAAGGCTAACATAGATTTAGTCCAACTTGCATCTTCTATTTTATCAGCTGCCTCTCCTAGCAAAGACTCGAGTTGTCTAAAAACATCTTTAAAGAAGTCAATAGCACTTGATGGATCTGCAAGGAAATCTTTGAACATCGTGAAATTAGATATTCCAGATGCAAAAGCAGAAAATGCATTTTCTGCCAAGTTTTGCAAAAGCTCCTGTACAAATTTAGCCACAGCCAACGATAGAGTGGCATCTGGAATGACTAGTTTCAAGCCTGATTTAATAGGACCCATCAGTTTATTGATTATTCCTTCGAGAGTTTCTTTGAATTTTTTAATTTTCTCTTCGAATTTATCTGCCATATCTTCTGGCACTAGATCTTTGAATCCAGTTTGAACTACTGTCACCAATGAATCATAATAACCTTCCAAGTTATCCATATCATAAGCATCAATTGCGTCTTGGATAATATTTTGGTATTCTCCAAACGTAGACTGTAAAGAACTGATTGTTTCGATTGCAGATTTTATTTCTTCAGCAGCAAACATTGAATCAACTAGTGTTTCAACAGTGGGTCCTACAGCCAATCCAGACCCAGCCACAGGAAGAGTGATAGCACCTAATCCATATTCTGCTGCACCAGCCACTAAGAACTGTATCCCATCTTTTAAAAGGCCATCTGTTATACCTTCGTTTAAAAGTCCTTCATTAATATACGTAGGGCCATAAAATTCATACTGAAGTGAATAAGTATTTCCTAATATCATTTCGCATCTCCTTGCTAGAGTTATAATTATACTCGATGTATATAAATATGGCGCAGAACCTCGAAAGATTCTGCGCCTTTTATGCACATTTGGTTATTGTTTATGCCAAATTAATATTGAAGTACGCAATTGTCAAACTTAAGAGTCAACGAAAGCTCCAACATGTCGCCTCCATCGTACCCTAAGTCTCCAAAACCAGCTGATGTTATAAAACAACCTTTGTAATCCCAAAGTTCGATTACTGTACCGATTGGATCAACAAGCTTGAGCTGTGCGTCTCTTTTGTAAAAATCTGCATAACCAGCACGACCTGAAACAGATTCGAAGTGAGTACGTACCCATTCCATCACCTGTTGTGCACCAGAAGGCGCAATAGGATCGTGAAGCGCCAAAGAAAGATCTCCCCATGTACCCAATCCAGCGAGATATCGCTTTGAGTTCATGTATGAGATTGATTGTTCTTCAATAGTCATTGTAGGTCTGTTTGCAGACTTGATTAAGAAAGAGTCGATTCCCTCAAGCGCAAAAATCCAACGATTCTTACGTTTTGGTTCGAACTTGTTTGGCAACATGTCCTGTACTGATAGTGTTTCTGCCATTTTAATTCTCCTGTAAAGATATATTCATTATTATTAACTATACGTAAATTAGATTTCTGCGCCTGCATTTGTCACAACAAAGTCTAGAGAGATGAACTCAATAGATCTAGTTGGCTGCAAGAAAATCTTTCCTCTAATTGTGTTATTTTCAATGTCTTGTTGAGTTGTTGTTGTCGTATCAATCACAACTTTGAATCTGTCCAATCCTTGTTGTTGCTGGATTCGACCTAAGATCGGATTGACTAAAGAACTAAACCTAGCCAATGTAGCTTCTCGATTTGGTTCGAATAGAATAGTGTTCGAGACATTTCTAACTTTTCTTCTGATGTCGATAAGCAATCTTCTTACATTGACTCTATCCAAAGCACTTTGCGCTTGGAGCAATGTTTTTTGTCCATAAATCATGACTGTATTGCCTTGATTCGGGAAAGAAGTGATCGGATTAATGTCTGCTTCGTATAAAACATCCATGTTAGATCTATTGAGCTTTACTGCAGTTTCGACAACAGTACTGAGTGCGCCTCTGGCTTGTCCTGCAGGAGCAAACCATGGATGAGACACTGCATCGTTCAAGGATAGTGCACCAAGAACTCCAACAGAAGGAGGAACAACGACGTTGAATTCGCCATCTTGGATGACAATATCTGGAAAGTATGCTGCAGCAAACGAAGTATCTAAATTTCTACCTGCAAATTCATTCACAGTATTTGTTACGTTGACATATTGTGAATCACTTTTGACAACTTTTTGATCATTATCAAAAGAAGCCATGTCTACGATGTACAAAGCATCGAATCTGTCTTCTGTTTTGTCGATTGCATAATCTGTAATTCCTGCAGTTCTCATTCCTGGTGTTGTGAGCACTTGAATGTCGACATCAGATTTTTCAGCTAAAATGTCAATCGCTTTTCTAAATGCTGCAGTTGTTGGCCCTTGAGAACCACCAAGATCACCAGAAGTATTAGATGACATTTCTCTAAAAGCACTCATGTTGCTCATTTCAGATTTATCTTTATCAAAGATATCTAAACCATCCCATCCACCTTGCATAGGAACAGTGAACTTAAAGTACTTTTTAGATGCATTTTCACCAAAGTCTTTAGAAACATCTAGATATCTCCATCCATTTGCAGCTGATTTACTCTTATTGTTATTTGCAACAATCTCTTGAGCTTGGTAGAAAGAAGTAGCTCCAGTGTCATAAGGCTTATATCCATTCGTGTTTCCATTTCGAATATAAAGAGCTTCTCGCCACTGAGTAGCATCTACCGCCAAAGAAGTATCAGGATTACCAGATCCATTCTTTTTGCACTGAACCCAAATGTTCTCCATGGAGAATTCGTTAGAATTATAAAGATCAGCATCTAGAGTCGCACCATTAAGATCTTGTGCATTAGCATTGTCACCAATCCATGCAGCGTGAGTACCTGTGCTAGGGAACCACTTCGTAAGATTTGAGATAAGAGACACAATCTTTGTTTCTTTGTTTCTCTGTGATGCATCTCTTACATCTTGAGATTGTGCACCCCAATAAAAAGCTGGATCGACTGACAATCTAGCACCAGTTCCTGTACTTACTGATTGTCTCAATGGAAGAGGCGGTTCAAATAGATCATGAGTTACAAGTGCATCACCATCTAAAACTAAGTGGTGCTTTCCTTGAAAACCAATTGGCAATGCACTTGCTTCCATTTGGCCAGATTCAATTTGATCAACAACTTCTATACGAACATACAATGATCTATTCGCATACAACCCTTCTGTCACTAGCTTTTGTTTTCCTTCTGCTTTTTCAAACTCAAAGAAAGTATTCTGATCACCAATGATTCTAGCAATGTACTTGTCAGAACTAGGGTTCAAAGACAATCCTACGTGCTGTTCTAAAATGATTGGATCTTTATCGCTGTCAGCAGCAGATCTTATCTGAACATCAAAAGTACCGTACGATGATGAAGAATCTTTTGATTTAGTAATATTAGCAATTGAGATTTTAACTTTGCCATGGCCACCAACACCAGCGTCTAACATGTGAAATCTAAATAATTTCTTTTTAGTAGACCCTAAAGTTTGTGATGTGATCCACGGTGTGAATGCATGTGAAAACTTTTGTCTCCAATTTTCAAAGGATGGTTTGTAAGCATCAGCTGCATTGTAAAAACCAGCATCCAGATCAGAAGCAGATGAAACATGTGGATTATAAGTTCCAGCATCTAGATAAACATAGGCACCAGCTGCAGCTGGGAATTTAGCCAGACCAGAAGGAATATCATAATTAGCATATAAATAATGTCCACGTTCTTGCAATTTTGAAGGATCTGTGTTCATAACTTTTGAGAAGTATACAGGAGACTCAGGATCAAAAGAGCCGGTGATATATGCACTGTTACCTGATGCAGTTTCATTGAAACCATTCAGCAACATAACGAATTTTTCTTCTTTTAGATAGCCCGTATGTGAACCTTCATCTTTTGTATCATGGTATTCACCAAACGCTGTAGAACTAGCTGTCGAAGATTCCCATGTGCTACTATCTTCAACTGCAAGACCAGGCATTACACCAGAAGCAAACATGATAACGCCTCGAAGAATTTTCTTACCTGTTGTCTGCACAGTATTTGAACTACCAAAATAATCAACCGAATCATCTTTCGGAAGCATTTGGCATCCCAAGAACATTGTTCGACCACCTGGAGCATTGATAGTGGGTTCGGAAACAACCATGCTTGTAAGTGCATTAGTAGCATATCCAGATCTCACCGAATGGTCTTCTTGAATTGTGACCAAATTATCATCAGATGATGCATTGTATGTGACTTGAATGTTAGTTAAATCAGCATTTCCTGAAGTTTCTACAGCTGTATTAATTGCCTGAGCTGCATGATTTGCGACTCCTGCCTCATTACCAGCACCTATCCAGTTAGCAACTGCTCTTGCAACCAAAGCAGCTGTATTATATGTTGATGTATCGATTGTTTTTTGTGCACCCGTTACACTGCCAGAAGATTTGAAACCAATCACGTGAGCTCGTCCACCATTGTCGGTAAGAGTGATTGTTCCATCATCTAAAGGAACACGATCAAACTCTATGCTTTGCACATATTGCACAGCAGTGACAGCATCTTTACCAGGTGTTCCTACAGATGCAACAGCTCTCGCTTCGAGAGATGAAGATCCAGTAGCTTTCCCAACAGCAACCGCGGTTGCGACAGCACCCACAGATGTTTGTGTATGTCTAACGATCGTAGAGCCAGACTTCGCCAAAGATCCGTCAGGCACAGCTCCACCAAGTGCAACGATTGTGTCTACAATGTCTTCTACGCTCGCATCACTTGTAAGATCAGCAATTTGGATTCTTCCTGTATAGTCACTACCGAAATCATGCAAAGTGACAGCACCATCGATGATCTTTGTTCCGGAAACCGACCTTGTATTATCTTGAGATAAAAAGATCGCCCATTTCAATCCACTTTGACGTGAACCCGTGATGAATAATCCATCGTATTCTGACAAAGCAAAAGATCCGTCATCAGAGATTGTCACATCTGAGATTTCTGCTACAGCTGTAACTCCTTTTGTTCCAGAAGTTGCAGTTTTAAGATCAAGACCGCCTAGAATAGCAGCTCCTGCATAAGGATTTACAGATCTTGCGATTGCTGAACCGTCTGATTCAGCTGTGATGTCCGATTGATTTCTTATTTTGTCACCGACAAAGAATCCGGATCTTGCTGTTACATTCGCTGAGTTGGCTTCTTTAGCGTTACCTACTCCTAATACTCGAAGGAACAATCCTGATCTCGCATTTCTCATCCATTCTTTCACCGCGATCGCGCCAAAGTATTTTGCTTCTGAGTCACCAAATTTATTGATAAATTCGTTAGCAGTTGCAAATACAGTGGGAACAAACGCAGGCCCAGTTTTCGATGTGCCTACGACACCAGCAGGGATTCCCTGAGGTGTAATTCGTCCTGGAGCCGACAGATCTATCTCTCTTGTCGACACCCCCGGACTTCTAAATAATGTTTTTGCCATTTCTGAGCTCCTAAATTATTGTTGTATTCGTTATTGATAAGTATCTTATTCGAAAGAAACTCCAGAGTTTGTAACGATGAAATCGATCGCGATAAATTCAATTGTTCTTGTAGGAACAACAATAATTTTTCCGTTTAGTCGATTTTGTTCTGCATCGAGTGGAGTATTATTCGTTGCATCGCAGATAATCCTAAATTGTTCAATACCTGCTTGCGATTGAATCATACCCAACCGAGGAGAAATAAGCTTTACAAACCTTTCTCTTGTTTGCGCATTATTCTGTTCGAACAACACAGCAGACGCAACTTGACTTACTTGTCTTTTGACTTCTAATAACAAGCGTCTTACATTTACTCTATCGAGAGCAGATTGTGTTACTTGAAGTGTTTTTTGTCCAAAGATCACAAAACCACCATTTGGAAAGTTCGCGATAGGATTAATTCTTCGATCATACAGATCATCTCTGTCTGCTACAGACAACCTAGTTCTTACGTTCTCTACGAACCCAAGAGCGCCTCGGTTAAAACCAGCGGGTGCAAACCAAGGGTAAGCGACAGAATCGTTATAACCGAGCGCTCCGATGGCAGCAATAGACGCAGGCACAAGAACTCTTCGGTTGTTGATTTCATCTGTAATAAACACATCTGGAAAGTATGATGCTACGTAATTATTGTCAATAGCTCTAGATTCAAGGTTGTTTGCGGTGAATTCAACATCAGGACGAGATCCAGTATCAAAGATTCTTGATTGGTCATCATTGTAGTTTGGAACATCCATCAAGTACATTGCCATTCCATAATCTCTACAAGAAGAAGCAGCAAAGTCTGATACATAAGGATCTCTAATACCAGGAATTGCTAGCAAGTTAGTGCGGACAGTCATTGGGTCTGTCATCATTTTGATTGCTTGTCTATATGAAGCAATTACATTGTTAGACTGGCCTTTCCCCATCAAGGTACCGTCTTGTGAACCCAGAATACCTAGACCACCAGTGATTGTATCGCTTGCTTTTCCACCGGCCTCAGTTGATGCAGCTTTGTCATTAAGATCTTCAATGTCTTCATCTAAATTATTCAATCCGTCCCAACCACCATAAAATACATTGGTGAACTTAGTGAATTTAGAAAACTTGTTGAAATTGTTTGCAGTGTCGTCATGAACCAAAGAAGCAAATGTTGGTCGTTTGGCATAATTGGTGCTATCATGATTGTCCGCTACAGAGTAGTCAGAAGGATCAGGTGCGCCATTTCTGATGTAGCATGCATTTTTCATTGCCACATTCGCAGAAGAGATGAGAGAATAATCAGTGTCTCCGTTGCCATCATTTAGTCCAGGTTGTACCGCATCAGTTGCATTACCCAGCTCGAAAGCCAAAGCTACTCTTGCAAGTGTAAACTTGTTGTTGTGGAATGTGTCTGGATTACTGACTAGGTTTCCAATAGAGATAGATCCTCCGGAGATTCCTTGGAACTTAGTGTATGCTTTCACCAAAGAAGAAGGAGAACCAGAAAGATTTGACTGCAAAATAGCGTTGCTGACAATTTTATCATCTTCAATACGACTAGTTTTCACTCCCCAATATATTCTAGAGTCTGTTCTTTCGTTGTCTCCAGCGTGCCCTTGATATGACACATCTGTTGCAACAGCACCTTTAGATGCTTTGAAAGTGAAAGGCATCGGAGGCACATGTGACAAAGCGGCATTTGCAAGAGCAAGCTTGCTTTTCACATCCATCACAGGTATACCTCTAAATCCGAATGGCAATGAAGCAGCAGGTACTTCTCCTTTGTAGATAGAATCGTTCATCACAATTCTTACATTCAAAGATTTGTTAGGATACCTACCAGAGATAACCAATCTACGTTCTTCTTCTAATTCAGCATCGAAATCAAAGACAACTTTTTTATCACCAATTTTTCTAGCAACAAAGTTTTCTGAAGAAGGATCCAAAGTACATCCAACGAATCTTTCTAGAACCTGTGGCATGAAGTCAGAATCATCATATCTTCTAATTTCTACATCAAATTGGCCGTATTCGTTATTTGGATTAATACTTTTTCTGATGTTAGAGATGCTCACTTTAAATTCGTTGTTTGCAACTGCACCATCTGATAAACACTCAAAGTGAAACAAGTCATACTCAACAAGTCCGAAAGGCTGTGAGATAAACGAAGTTGTCTTTGGCGCTTTGTACCTAGCATTGTGCCAACCAAACAGATGTTTCCATTCAGTTGCTGCATATGCAGAAGCAAAAGTGCTATTCATTCCTGTTTGA